TTATTTTTTGTAAACTACTTTTTTATTTTAACTCCAAAAGTTTGTGTACTGACTCTATAAGCTCAGCTTGTTCTAAATGATCTAAAACTTTTTCTAAAATGATTGTTTCTAGTTCGTATTTTAAATGATCTGTTTTGAATACTTGCAAATCTAAATGAGCGACATATTCAATCATGGTTTCTTGCTCATGAAATAATTTTGAATCGTATTTGTTCCAAAGCTCTTCTGTCAATTTATCGCTGGCTTCTTCAGACATTAAATGCTTAACTTCTGGCCTAAGTTTTTGGTAAGGATGTTTCATTGTTGTAAAAGTAAATGAAATTCTCATTTTTGTTTGTATCCTAAATCGTATTTTCTGATTAAACGAAAAATTGAATTTTGTTCCGAAACATCTAAATCAAAATAATTTATTTTAACAAAGAGTTCTTTTTTTAATTCCTTTTTAACAATCAATAATACTTGGTCTATATTCTCATTTAAAAAATCAAATAGCCTTACCAATGTTTGCAACGGAGGGATGGAACCTTTCCCTAGCTCTAAATTTATTTGGTAAGATTTGGAATAGCCCATATAATTTTCTATTTCTTTAAAAGTTTTGTTAGAATTTTTTCTAGCTTGTCTTATCAATTTTCCTAATTGGTGGCCACTCATCAAATTTTATTCCTGTTTTTTCTGATATTTTATTTTGTATTTTTTTGTTTTTATTGTTTAAAAGTTGGAAGTGATTCGAAACAAGTTTTTTCAATTCCTTTAAAACAAACTTTTTTTCTTTCTTGGATAAAGAATCGAAATCCGTTTTTGCTTTTTGCAATAAATCATTTTTTTGTTTTTCATTCATTTTTCAAATTAACTCAACAAATGTTCTGTCATAGCAACGAGCTTCTTTTTTATCGTATCCCTTTTGTAATTTAGAAACAAAACTTTTGATTGTTTTCGGGTCTTGTGAATTGTCTCTCCCGAAATTTACAATAGATAAAGTGTAGGAAAAGTATTCGATCAGCTCTTCTAGAGTTTTGTTTTCTACAATTTTCTCCTGATCATTCCCTCTCATTTTAGATTTTACGATTTTGATTGAATAGCGTTTTGGCTCTTCCATGTTTGTTTTCTCCCTTACTTACTTTTTGAGTATGAAGAATGGTTTTCTTTTTGTAAACTCTTTTTTTACCCTACCTCTTCATTTTTTTTCAAAATTTGTTCTTTTTCTTGAGAGAAAAAAATCAGGTCTGTTTCGTCCCCTCCTGTGACAATTTGGGTTTCAAATGAAATCCCGACTAAATAGGTCCGATGGTGGTAAAACAATTTTCTGAAAATATTCAAAGCCTCTCTTTCTGAGTGATTTTTAAAATATCCTGCAATCGTTTCCAAGTACTCTTTAGGAATTTCCGTTTTAGAAAGAAGCTCTGCGGTCGTTATGTTTTCATTTTGCAAATACTTGGTGTAAATGTAATCATAAAGAAAGGAAGAAATTTCGTCATGAAATTCTAACCCAGACAGATCTATATTGGATTCGAATAAATTCAAATTTTGGATGAGCATAGAAACCATTTTTCGTTCTAGCTCTATTGGAATTTCGGTTTTCTTTTGTTTTTTCTTTGGATCTTCTTTGATTGGCTCTGGTTTCTTTGGAGTTTTATCCTTGCCGTAAAAATCCGAAACGACTGATTCTAATCTAAAATTTAATTTCTTCGCGATTTCTTCCAAATACAATTCTTTGTCAGTTTCCTTTTCTACTCCTTTGACAAAATCAAAAAGTAATTTTAAATTTTCTCTTGGGTCAGTTGTTTGATTTTGTCCCAATAAATATTGGACCACAAAAGAATGACTCTTTTGTGCTTTGGAAATAAAAGTTCGGATTTGGTCTTTGCTTCTTTCTTTTGCAAAATCAAACGGATCTTTTTCTTTTTGGATGACACAAACCTTTGTTTGAATGTTTTCTTTTTCAAAATATTGAATTGATCTGAATGCAGATTTTTGGCCTGCGATATCTGAATCAAACATCAAATAAACTTTGTCACAATACTTCTTTAGTATTCTGGAATGAATTTCTGTAAACCCAGTTCCTAGCGGTGCGAGAATTGGTTTGATTCCCTTCCGGTAAAGACCGATGACATCCAATACGCCTTCTACCAAAACAACTTCTCTTGTGTTTTTTATAGATTCGATTGCCAAATCTAAATTGTAAAAACTTTTCCCCTTGTCGTAAACTTCCGAGTTCGGACTGTTTATGTACTTGGCTTCCTCTGAGTTGTCTATGATCCTCCCTGAAAATCCAATGACTTGCCCTTTTTCATTTTTGATTGGGAACATAATACGATTTCTAAAAAAGTCATACGTCGATTTGTCTGTTTGCTTTAACAGGCCTAATTTTATAGCGAGCTTTTTCTCTTCGGTTGTTTTGATGAAATCGTTCAAAAAGTTTTGAAAACCTGGAAATGAAAACCCGATATTAAATTGCTCAATATCTTGTTTAGTGATTCCTCTTTCTCTTAAATAACCTCTGGCAGGTTCTGCACTGTCGTATAAAAGATTTTCTCTAAAATATGAATTGGCTCTTTGTAAAAGAGAAATCATTTTTTCTTTTTGGCTTTCGTCTTCTTTTTCTTTTTCGGTTTTTTCTGTGAGAGGTATTCCGGAATACTCTGAAAGAATTTTCATCGCTTCTGGGAAATCTGTTTTTTGGTAGTCCATTACAAATCGGAAAATGTCTCCCGATGCCTTACATCCAAAACAATGATAAAACCCTTCTTTAGAATTTACTGAAAAGGAAGGGGTTTTTTCTTTGTGAAACGGGCAACATCCAATTGTATTTCTACCAACTTTTTTGAGAGTCACAAATCTCCCGATATATGACTCTATAGAAATTTCTCTTCGTAAGCGTTCTTTGATTTCGCTCATCGAACGTGCAACTCATGTGCTTTAAGTTTTAAAGTCATATTTGTTCTGGGGTCCAAAAAATGATACATTTTGGATTCATCAAAATTTGTACCTGTGGTTAAAGATTGGATCAAAGTTGTATGGGTGACAATTTTATCTAATACATAAGTTTCCCCATCTATTTTGTAATATTCTCCAATCTCTATTTTTTTTGTTTTGGATTTTTCTAATGGTTTAATTTCAGGTTGGTTTTCTTTATCCCCGATCTGATTGATTGCTTTTCCTAAATCTAAAATTGCCTCTGTGATTGCATTCATCCATGAAGATGCATTGTCGTTCCAAGACTTCGACCTTGCTTTATCCAATGCCTTTTGAATTTCTTCGATGTTTATTTTTTGGTCCATTGCAGTATTCTCCCTAGCCAACTGATTTTATTAGAAATTGATTTTGCAATTATTTCTGAAATTTGGGAATGAGCTTCTTTGTACTCTTCCTCTAAAAGTTTGTCCCTTGCTATTGTACCAAGGCCGATTGTATTTGAAAGCCACAAATGTCCTCCACAAAAGAATTTGTCTTGGCCTGTTTTTTCGTCTTTGGATACTAAAAGATAGCCAGCAGGAATTTTCATTTTTTCTGCAAGGTACCTGAATTTTTCATCAAACTCTTCGATGATTCTTTTTTCTCTTTCGTTCGCTGGTTCTTTGTTTTCCAATATAATCGGGATTTCTTTCTCGATGATCGACCTTAAAACCTTTTGAGCGTTTTCGATGTCTCCCGATTCAATCCATGCAGATGCTTGGTTTACTTTTTCTAATAAAATACTTTTACTCAGTTTCATTTTTTACCTCTGTTAAATTTTCTTTCTCTTCTTTTTTGTGAAATTCAAATTCGATTGTCGCTAGCAACTCGTGTTTCATGGTTTTAAGTGCAAATGGGACAATGAATTTTTCTTGAGTGCTTTCTGCAAATTCATTTGGATTCGAATATCCAGGGTCAACGTACATATCTCTTTCTATGAAATCATAAATCAGTCCTATGTCGTTTTTCCATTTTTCTAATTGAAAATCCAAATGACCTCTCATTTCATCAAGGATTGCAAAATCTCTTCTGAAAAGATCGATTTGCTTTCTTGTGTTAAATCTTGGATGGTGTTCCGGTTTTCCTTTTAGAACAAACAAAGCGATCGGGTTGCTTCCTTTTGCCGGGGAACCGTCTTCAGTTGCAAGCCATTTAACGGATCCAAGATTGTGTACGGAAGCTCCACAAAACATCATTGCATCCAAAAGCCAGCCGTGGACTGGGAAAACTAAAAAAACCCATTTCCCTTTCAAGTTTTCTTCTTTGGCTTTTCTCCACCATGCAGTCGCTCCCACTCTTTTACCGTTTTCTCGAAGGACACCAAAAGGCTGATTTACGTAACTAGAGCCTTCCCAATCAATTTCTAGGCCATTGAACCCTTCTGGCCTAGGGTAAGGGCAGGGGTCGAACAATTCTTGCCTAGAAATCAAATATGTGCGTTCTATGAATTCGTAAATTGAATCGGGGGAAAGCCAATAGTGTTTTTCGTCAAATTGATTCCCGTTTAAGAAACGATTGTCTCTGACTTTATTTTTCATACGTTCTCCCAAAGTAATGGTTCTATTTTTTCTAAATGTTTTTTGTCATCAGTGACATTTTGCCAAGCAGGGTCGTTTGTTAGTTTGTTTTTAGTTTCTTCGGATTTGGCTGAAATATATTTTTCTTTCCCACTATTCCAAAAAACATTTATTTTCTTGTTCTTTTTTAATACAGGATAAAGTTCTCGAATCATTTGTTCTGAAACATAAATTGCGTCTCTGTATATTTCAGAGTTTATTTTTAAATTAGACTGAATCATGACTTTTAAAATTTCTAATGCCATGAAATCTCTTCCTGTCAATGATTTGAATGCACCATTTTGCAAAACGCTTGCTCTTCGATTTGCATTATGAATTGCTTCATCAAAGTTTTTATATTGGTTTTTATCCTTTTCATATATTTCTGGAATTTCCATTTTGTTTTCTCCCTTTTGATTTTTATTTTATAAAAATTCTTTTTGTTTTATTAAACAAATTTTTTAATTTATTTAATAAAGATAATTCATTGCGAAGTTCTTTTATACAAAGCACAATAAAATTTTCTAATGCAAAAGTACTGTCGTGTTTTTCAAATGATTGCATGGCAAGTTTCATACTTGATTCATTCGAAAAGCCCGCATCTTTAAAATACTTTAAATACATTTTTTCTGATTCATTTAATTCTCTCATCACATACTCCTGTCTGGTTCGTTTGGTAAAGGTACATATTGGCCTACTTCCTGTAAAATATAGATTCTACATTTTTCGTGAAATTCCTCGGCTTCCATTGTGGAAAGGCTTGCGTATGATCTTACGGTTACTCGGATTTTCCCATCCAATCCAACCCGATCAACTTTTAAAAATTGCTCTTTTAGATGATACTTGGCCTCTTCTGGCATCATCCCTGTTTTTTCTGAAAACTTTTTGACAATGACCCCGTGGAAATATCCGCCTTGGACTGTCGAAACTTTTTTTCTCCATTTGTCGATTGTGAAAATGGAACGAATTTTTTGATACTTATCAAGCCATCTTTTAAAATATGGCCTGTCTTCATCGACCCAAATTCCTTCCCCACATTTCCCGCACTTTTCAAAACAGCCGATGGACTTCATTCTGAAATCATCCTTTGAGATTCCTCTAAAAGTTTTTCCTTAAACTCTTTGAGAAAATAAGATTCGATTTTTTCTACAATCTCTTTGAATTGCAAAGCCAAGTCATCTCTAGATTTTAATTCAAAATACGTTTGTTTGAATGCTTCGAACATATATTCTGGCGTATAAAATTTTGCGAACGTATAGGATTTGTATCCCATGACTTTTTGTTCTTTTGGAGCCGAATGATTCCAAATCATCAGCCAAGTATAGAATAAATGTCTAGTTGCCATGTCTTTGGGATAGTAAAACTTCCCCTCTCGACTTCTCCATTGAAATGCTTTTTTAATTTCTTTCTTACTCATGTTTGTTTTCTCCCTTTTTATTACATGATTTCTTTCATAAGTTCTACAATGTCATTTCGATGTTTATCTTTCCAAAATTCCATTCTCGCTTCTGGATTTAAAAGTTCGTAGGCGGTATGACACTTTACGCATTTTGGAACAATATATTTTGGGTCATCTGGTTTGTTGTTCCTTGCTCTAATTTTTAGCAAATGACTTGGGGTAAGATTTGCAATTGTGCCACACACAATGCAAACGATCCAAGGATCCGACATCACTTTCCTTTTTGCTTTTTCTATGGCTTCGTTTCTTTCTTTTTTGCTCATGGATAAACCAATTGAATATCTTCAGGCAAATTAAACATTCCTTGTTGGCCTTTCATTCGCACAGGAACACACTGTCTTGGATGCTGTAAACAAAAATGAAAATTAAAATCTAATTTCCAAGGAGATACGCTGTATTTGTAAAGCCTGGATTCTTTTGGAACAACTTCATCTTTTGCAATGCAACCTTCCATAAAAACAGTCCCTAAAACAAACCCTTGCAAAAAGTCTTCTTTGTCTGGTATATCAAAAGGATTGAGTCCATATTTGGAATAGTTTTCTACTATGTCTTCGTATGCTTCCTGATTAAAATGCATCGATGAATGAATTGCAACTACTCCCTGGTAGTCACATTTCCATGATCTGTTTTCTACATCCTTACCATTAAAAATGAGCCATGCGTAAGGCTGTTGGATCGTTAATACTTTTGTAATTTGTTTCATCTTACTGAACTCTTGTTATGTACTGCAGGACGTTTTTTTGCACTGCGTTTCCCCATTAAATAACCTAAAGACCAAAAAATCATCATCATTAAAATGAAAATATACCCTGGCATCTCAATCATCTTTTTACTTTCTCCATTTCTTTTCTGAGCCGATGACATTGGTCCAATGCTTGCTCATAAAACATTGGATGATTTTCGATGATTTTATTCTTCATCGAACGGGTTTCTGGATTGAACATTGTCACTACCAAATATTGGTAATAAATTTTCTCTGGCATAAAGTGTAACACTGCAAAAATCTTGCTTTCTCCTTTCGGCTGTATGTTTTGAGATTTGAAAATCGTTTTTCAATACCGAACCTTCCAGAGCGTCCATTGTAATTTTTACATGAGCGTCCGAATCATGTCTAGTATAGTTTGAAATAAAAATCAAATACACGTCCCTCGTAAAAAGTTCTTTATTCCAAAATTTTGAAAAATGATTTCTCAACATTCCCATTGCTTTTTTGTAGTCGGCAGTTGTGTATCTCGAAGGAGTTGGTTTTTGATTTTTTCTTGGGATGCACTGACATCTATCTTTAAGATTCAATGCGACAATGTGAAAATCCCATTCACAATAAAATAAAAGTTGGCCTTTCATTCTCCGCCTCTTGTGATAAATCCAGTCGATGTTTCCATCTTGACTGTATATTCTCCGACTCTTCCGTATCTGTTTTTCACTACGTGCATTTCTAAAATATCCGAATAGGCTCCTGCACTGTCTTTTTGCCTTTGGAGAATGACGGCTTGAGTTGCATCCTCTTCAATAGTCCCAGTTTCTTTAAACCAACTGGAATCTGGAGTTTGATTTTTTACATCGTTTCTTTGTCTTGTGAGCTGTGACAAAATGATCCATGCTGAATTTGTTCTTTTGATTTTAGATGTTAGGTCCATCACGATACCTTCTATCTTTTCAAGTTTAGTTGAACCTGATCCTCTTCCTGGACGAACTCTTTGAATGTAATCAACCACAACGTATTGAATTCTTCTGGCTCCTAAATTGTTTCTTTGCTCTTCGTAAGAAGCGGAAATATCTTGAACCGTCCATCCAGTTGCATCAACCACAACAATATGCTCTTTCATTTGTTCAAGCGCTTCACTGATTTTGTTGTGTAGCTCTTTGAATTGTTCTGATCTTCTGAATGCTCCTAAAATTTCGTTGTACTTTGTTTGTTGGTCATAAACATCCGACAAATAAAATTGCAAAAGTTTGATCCAAATATCTGCGGAAACTTGTTCGAACGAATAAAAAATGGAAGGCTGTTTGGCCTTAAAAGATTGGTAACAAAAATTCAAAGCCAACGTTGTTTTCCCAACTCCTGGACGAGCTCCTAAAATATGAGAACCTCCGTTTTTCATCCACAAATCTAAATCCCAGGGATACTTGATCGGATTGGATGATTTTGCATAATCAGTGATTTGCTCTGGCAAACTTCTGTTATCATCTGCAATTTTAATTTTTACTGCATCGTTTAAGTTTTCCAAAATCCTAATTGCTTGTGAATGATTCCCTTCTTTTTTTGCTTCCCTTAAATCTAAAATCAAATTGTCGATGTTCACATCATTTGTAAATTTTTTCGCTTTTATATCTGCAATGATTTCTTCCCTTTGTCTGGAAAGGTTTTGAATTTCATCCTGAATGCTTTTTACTTTATCGCTGTCTTGCATTTTTATACCTGTTCAATTCTATTTCTGAAATCATGTTTGAAATCAATTTACTTATGACATTGTAAATATTTTGGAGAAGTTGCCCACTTGGATCATTCTTCATGCACAAATCTTTTAAAATTACAATGGCCGATGAAGTCCCAAATTTTGTTACCAAACATTCCACGTAATCAATATACGCTTCGATGATTGGTGCTTGTGCTTCGCCCAAATAGGAAGTGGTTCTTTCTAGTTCAATGTATGACTTGGAAATTATGTTCATTTAAAAGCCTCATTTAATTTTGAAAGCCTTTCGTCTTCTGGAATTGAATCCAAAATTGATTGCTCATACTCTTTGGCTTTCGATTGAACCAATGGAATTATTTTTGCAGTCAACGTTGTTGGTTTTATGATCCAATCATTTGCGTATGCTTCTTTTGTTTTATAAAACTTTAAAAGTTGTAAGTGGTACAAAATGTCTTTAGTCTCCCAAGAATAAATCTTTTGTAAATTTTTAACATGCTTCCATTCAACTGAAAAGTTAAATTGAAAATTTGCTTTGTTGTTCTCTTTTATAAATTCTAATAAAACCTTGTAATCTATTTTCTCAGGCAAAAAAGGATTTTTTTGCAATTTTTGTTTTTTAGATTCCTTTGTTGTTTTATTCTTTATTGTTGTTTTATAATTAGAAGTTACGGATTCTGTAACATCATCGGGGGATGAAGTGTCGGAAAGTGTAATATCATCTTTCGATGAAGTGACGGATTCTGTTATATTACGTTTTTTGTAATGAGACGAAACTGGTTCCCCTGGAAATGAGATTTTATAAATCGATGAAGTTCGAGCTCTTCTTTGTCTTATGATCCAACCTCGACTTACCAACCATGTGATTGATTGAGAAACAGAACCTTCTCTGTCGATACCAGCTCTCTCCATAATTTGTTGTCTTGTCGGAAATGCTTTATCGTTTCCACCCTGGAAAGAAGCGATTGAAACAAATGTTTTTATGTGATTAAGAGTCACACCTTTTTCTTGTAATAATTCTATTGGACAGGCTCCAAATATGCCTGGCGTAAATTTGTTTTTGGTTCTCATGTAATCCTTCTTTTTTTAATACTTGCAAAATAAAATGAGAGCTGGAAAACTAAATTGTAATCCAACAATCATTCCAAAGCCGAGCTACACACTCGGCTTATTTTTTAGATACACATTGCAAAATTGATTCACTGGGCAATACATATTGCACCGAATCGCTTCCCCTAGCCGAACTTCAACCGAATATTTGTCTTTTGCTTTTTTCTTATCTGCAAGAGCCTCTTGCATTTTTTGTTCTACAAATGCATTTGCTTCCTCTTCTTTTGCAAAAGTCTTTGTTGCTTTTTTGTTTCCTTCCTTCATGACTGCGTAAGAAGTTTCAGATTGCCACTTTTCTTCGTCGGTGCATTCTGGGAGCTCATCATCAGACAAATCTTTCGAAGAGCTGTGAATGTAAATTTTCCCTTGGAAAAAATCTTTGCACTCTTGCTCTGTCCAAAGACGAAATTCTTTTACAACGATTGGTGACTGCGGATAGTCTGGTTCCCTGGATGCTTTCCGTTTTGACCAATCAGTTAAAAAGTAAATGATTTTTAATGATTTTACTTCTAGCCCCAATTCTCTAAAAAGCATTGCGTATCCGTTTAATTGCTCTTCAAACTTGTCGTCTCTGGATTCATAAATGATTGAATATACAGAGGTAAATTTGTAATCCGAAATTGAGTGATCAGTTTCGTTGTAAAGGTCCGATTCTCCTTTGATTTTAAATCCGTTTATTTCGACAAACATGTGACCCGATGAAAGTAGGCCACTTCTCTTGGCATCTTTTTCGGAAAGGTGTTTGTGCATTACGGATCCAATCCATGCTTTAAATCCTTCCGTGATGTCCTCTTCTATCATCGCAAAATGACGTGATCTTAAAATTTGAATTCTGGGAGAATCTAACAACCCCGATATGGAATAGTGTGCATCTCCTTTGGTGTATTCGCCTTGGATTTCTCTCATGGCTAAAACGATGTTTTCTGGAACGTTGTGTTTGTTTGTTATTTTCATTTGGCTTTCTCCCTAAGCTCTGTAATCAACCTTTTTTGGTTTCATGTTTTGTTTGTCCCTCTCGAAAGAGAGAGCACTCGTTAATTCTGCGATGATTTGATCTTGTACTAAAATACGTTTTTTTAAGTCCTGAATTTTATTGACCAACCGAAACGACCGAAATTTTTTTTTCGGCCTTTCTCCTACCAATTGCAAAAGGGTTTTTGCTTGGAAATTTTCTTCCATTTACTCTTCCCCTTCGAGTGGTTTTAAAAGTTCTCGTTTGGCTTTTATGAATTCCAAACCATCTTCAAAAATTCCAAGGTTTTTGAAAGTATCTTGGAAATCGTTCCATTCTTTTTCTACAAGATTGAAAGCCTCGTGATTGTTTGAATCAATTGCGGATTGCAAACGCTTTCCTAATTGTGCTTTATACTTTACCCGATCGGCTTCTTTCTTTTGTTCCTTTTTTATTTCCTCAGGAGTTTTTTCTTTTTGCTCTGCGGATGGTTTGGGGTCATTTTCTTTCTTTTCTTGTTTTGCTGGTTCCTTTGGCTCTGGATTTTTTTGAGCTGGTTCCGGTTGTTTTGGTGCTTCTGGCTCTGGTTTTTTTTCATCTTTTGGAGCAGGTGCAGTTGGCTGTGCTTCTGGAATTTTTTGATCTTCGTCTAATTTCCATTTTTCTGATTCGTCGTAAGTGCCTTTGAAAATTCCTAAATAGGCTGATCGAAGTGCTTGGGATTCTGCAACTTTTTTGATCATGGTTGCACCTTTTTCATCCCAAACAGTATCCTTCATGTCTTCATAGGATTTTTTAAATTTGTCGTATCTTTTTTTAATCGTACCGTCTGGATTAAATTTTCCTTGATAGTATTCTTTAAAGTCAACAATCACAGTGGAAGGGAATCGAACGTTTTTTCTGTAAACGGTAGCGACTGCACCAACGACTTTTGTTCCGAAGTGTTTTGGATTGATTGATTTTCTACTTGGAACACCATCGATGATTTCCAAATCTCCATCGGCTTCGTAAATTGCATAGGAAACCATCCCGTCAAAGTCTGGTTGCTCTTGTGCTTTTCTTTGGTATAAATCTCGTCCACAAAAAATATTTGCAGGTGAGTTTTCCCCATACTTAATTGCAAAGATTTCACGAGTGTATGGATTGGCTCCCAATGTCTGACCGATTGTGCAAAAGTTTTCAAATTCTTGATCGGTTAAATTTTGATAGGCTTTTCGTAATTTACTTTTTGTTTCTTGGTCGTCCCAACGGAATTCGGCTGTTGTTGTCATTGTCTTCTCCCTGACTTTGATTTGCTTCTTCGATTGTGTTTGCAATTCTTCTGGTTCTTTCTAAGGAATCAGATTTCATCGCAAAGTGAAATTGACTTTTATTCATCCCGCATTTTTGAGAAAGCCCGGTCCATCCATGCTTCTCGATATTGCCCTGAATAAAATCTTTGTAAAACTTGGACAAGGCGGGATAAATTTCTTCCTCGGCTTGTTTGATTGATTTGATTTTCAAAGTTTTCTCCTGGTAAGTACCTTTTAGTTATGTTTATTTTTTGTAAACTTCTTTTTGTTTGGTAAAAGTGAATTCTAAAATTTCTTTCAAAGCCACCCTTTCATGATCTTTTAAACGTGTTTCAGTGTTCCCTTTTTCCCAAATATAGTCAAAAACCAAGCCCCGAACGCCTTGGCAATGGTGTTCAAACGCGTCAGAATCGATTTCTAGCCACTTTTTTGGTCTTTTGGGTGTCTTTACTGCCTCTTCAAACTCGGAGGCCGTATTTCCGCCTTTTTCTTCATTTTCTGTTAACGCCATTGTTTTCTCCTTTTAATGACTTTTTAATTTTTCTGAGAGATGTCCCCTTCCTTCTTAGGTATTGCTGAAAAGACCTGTATGAATAAAAACCTGCATCTTTGTAAAACTCCAATCCCGATTTCCCTTTGGAAATATTTTGGATCGATACATTCAAAATAAAATCGTGATCATACTCTGGATGTCTTGCCATGATTTGTCTCGATATAAAGTTTCATATTCATCAGCTCTTTTCTTGCTCTTCTGTATTCTGCAAGGTTTTTAGGAATGTTTGGCCTTTCCCAAAAATATCTTACATGTGAATCATAAGAAGAAAATTCCATTCCTAAGCTGTGAGAAATTTTTACGTTTTTAATTTCGTAACAAATTCCTGGGAATGGAGCTACACAATAAAAAAGCCGGTGTTTGATCACTTCGTTTTGAACCCTTCACAATCCAAAGCGTATTCAATGCTTTCGTAAATTTCTTGTGAGATAACTTCCGAATCCATTGCACGTTCTAAAATGTTCATGGCGTCTTCATCCGATATTTCCGATGCACATTTTATTTTCACATCATCTATGTGCCATAAATTGCCCGTTTGATACCCGGCTCTTTTGAGAATATCTCTTGCCGATTGTTGCAATGCTTCTGACGGTTTATGCATTTTTTCCCCCAAACGATGTGACTTGAATTGCATCTTGCCTTTCAACAATAAAACATTTAGAACATCTTTCTTTTGGATTAATTTTTTTTTGTTCCGCAAATGGGAATTAAGTATTGCACATAAAACATCGATGCCCAGCCCAATGTATCTCTTTTGCTTTGCGAACTGAATACTCCCATTCAGATACAGGAATGGCTTCCTTCATTTGGAAGCCTCGTAAATGTCTGTCATGCAAACGATTGAATGCACTGGATGATCTTTTGGGAATTTTGTTTTTTCTTCCTGAACCCCATCCAAGTGAATCCAACTTTCTGTTTGCTCTCCGTTTTGAGCTGTGATTTTAAATTCATAAGGGCCGAGCTTTTCAATTTGTACTTTTGTATTTACTTGGTCTTCTGTGATTTTTTCTCTAAACAAATGCCCAGAAGGTTTGGTCTTGGTCATTTTGTAATAGTGGTTTAAGATTTTGAGAATGTGAAAAAAATCTTTTCTCTGATTTTCTGCCAATTCTCTTTTGTTGTTTTGTTGTGTTTGATTTTCCATTTTGTTTTTCTCCCTATTTAACAAATTTTGAATGGATTTCGATTTTATATTTTTCTGTAAGCTGTTGGATTTCTCCAAATTCTAAGCCACATTCTTTTTCGCATTGGACAAATGCTTGCGACTTCGCTTTTTTTAATTTTGATTCAGAAAATTCGTGAGTTCCACACATCTGAATTTTTGCAATTCTTACTTGTTCTTTCATCATTTCAAAACCCTGTAAAAAGAATTCTCATTTCTACTGCAGTGTATGTCCCGATGATTTCGCCTTGTTTAGAAAACATTGCAAATGGTTTTTTTTGGTTTTTGATTTCTCCAAATGCTTCGTATCCTCTTACAAAGTTTTCGTCTCTTATGTGATCTAAAATTTCCGTTTTTTTCATTTGCAGGGAACCTCGATTCCATCTTCATTGCAATTCCAATATTCGCACAAATCATTTGCTTCGTAAAAGTCTTTTGTTTGCACTTTGTATTTTTCTAAAACTTTATTTATGTTTTCAAATTGAAAAGATTCCGTTTCAAAGCAGACGACTACTTTTGAATTTTTAAAAATAATTAAATGAGCAGGAATTTCATTTGATTCTTGCTCCCCCGAAAATATTAGAACCGAATCGATTTTCTCTTTTGTTTCTAAATTTATCACTTTGTTTTCTCCCTTGTTTACTTTACTAAGTGGTTTATTTTTTGTAAACCACTTTTTTGTGAAATTATCCTTTTTTTGCGATTTTTACAAACCCTTGAGATTTTAGGTTTTTATTCCAAATTTTAGGGAAATTGGTATTTAATTGGAATCCAGGCTTGTCTGTGCAATCATGTTCTACTCCCATAAAATCGTTTTTGTAATAAATCGGATGCCAAATTTCGTCTATTTGAATGTCATGATTTCCGTCTTTATCTGTGAGCCAAACTTTTGCGACCCTAAAAATCATTTCAGGATCAGCCATCAAATCTCCGTTTTGCTTCGAATAGTGTGCGACTGAAACGCAATCGTTTGGCAAAATTTCGATTGTTAGGTCCATGTAAGGTGGGTTTTTAATTTTGCAGTGGTTGTTTTCTTTTGAAAGTCCTTTTGCTTTTATGATTTGTTTAATTGCATCCATTGTGTTTGCTCTCCCTGTGTTTAATAATATAAAGAAGGTTTACTTTTTGTAAACTACTTTTTTTTAGGAAGAGCAATTTTTTTAGATTTTTTTATGGGAAAAGAATGACTCCCAATAAAATTCCTATCCCCCCGATGACCCCTTTTTCTGTGATCAAATATAAAAAAGTAGGGTCGTAAATTGTTTCTTGTCTTACGTGACATAAGTCATGTCTGCAAGTTTGAATTCTTTTTGTTAGATAATTCCCGTTCCTGGTTTCCTGTAAAACCGTATCAATTGGAATGGATGATTCTATTTTATCAAACCTCAAAGATTGTTTTTTAGCACATTCGAAAAATAAACGGCCTGGAACGTTCGAACATCCGTAAGAAGAATCTGGCGCTGATGGGTCGTAAGTTATTGTCTTGGCTGTGGCGCATTGGATAAACAAAAGTAAAAGTAAAATTGACAAGTATTTCATTTTCTCCCTCCGACTCGAATCCCTTCCGGGATTTGCGAATCACAAAAATCTATGACTTCTTGTGGGATTCTGTTTTGGTAACAAGTGAACCGGTCTCTTTCGATTGACCGATCCACCGGCTTGAGTTTTTCGTAAGTTGTTTCTGGAATAAATAAAAGTTTGAATGTTTCTCTTGCATTCCAAAACAAAAAAAGCGTGAAGACAATCAGGATGACTTCAAACTTCCTTTGAATTAGAGTTTCCTTCACTTTGATTAGAGTTTGTTTCAATTGGTCCATCGGTTTTCCTTGCAATTAGTTTGCTAATATACTTGGTAAAACTTGCATAATATCCGACCGCAATCAAAAAATTTAAAAAGTTGGCTTCTGCTTCAATAATCAATTCGTCAATGGCTTTATCTCTTGCGTAATATGAAACCATCAAACTTAAAATGGAAACCACTGTTGCGATTACAAACATCAAAACATTTTTCAACCATGACTCTGCTTTGAATTTGAATACATCAAAAATCAAATGCCCGATCATTGTCACAACTAGAATGTAATATAAATTTATTTGGACTCCGCCGAATTCTATCATTTTTTCACCTTCAATACGATGTAAGAATTCACACCGAGGAAAAGGCATTTGTCAATTAAATCCTTTTTGTAAATTACGTTTTCTCCTACTTCATAATTTAGCTCTCGATAAGAGCTTGGGACATTTGCGTTGCCAGCCGGGTCTTGCACCTTAAAGGATACAAGTCTTCCTTGGTCCATTTTTATCCCGGAAATCCCGACCACATGACCGTCGACCCCCGATATAACAGATTTCATTTTGAGCCCAAGACTAAACTGGAATCCAGCCTCAAGACATAATTTCATTTTTTCAAGAGACCCTGTGAAAATATTATGCTCATAAAAAAACTTTTCTCCGAAAGATGCCTGAACGATTTTTGTCATAAGCTCTGCGTGTCTTGCCCAGTGAAATCTTTCTTTTTTAAAATCTCCACCGTCTTCTTCGATCATGTCTTCCAGGGCCAAGTACATTGCCATTTCATCGAGACGGCCTGTAGTTTTGCATTCTACCCCGTATCTTTTTAATTGGATGAAGTTTTGAGAAACCACTGCAGTATGAGTTGAATTCATGCACTGATTGAAACGGCCCCATTCTTTATTCTTTTCCCAATTGGATGTCCCATCGTTATTTACGTTGTCTTTTTGAGTAAGAAAAACGTGGCGGTCAGTTTCTATTGTTTGAATCATTTCTTTTCCGAAACCTTGGTAAAAATTTCCTGTAAAATATTCATTTGACTCCCCATGCTCAAGTGAACTTCTCTTTGTAAATTTTCGATTTTTGCATTCATTTGAAACATTGAATTGGTTATATCATTTAATTGTTTGGCGCTATTTTCTTTATGAATTTTTAATTCCATATAGTTTAGCTCCAATTCTTTAATTTGCAATCCCCAATCTTTTTTTAACTCATCAAACTTTTCGTATATGTGTTTTTTGAAAGACGAAATACTTTCCTTTTCTTTTTCTTCTTTATCTGCATGGTCTCTTTCGTTGTCATTGATTTGATTTTTTGTCATAAGACGAATCACATACAATCCTCCCGATATAGCCAATGTGACTGCCGTTAGAAATATAGTTACCCATGCCGTGGTAACATAAACTCCGTTCCCTTGCGATCCTTCCATTACGTCCCACTTGGCTCCTTGGGGAATTCTTTTGAGTTGTTTGGGTTTTGAATGATTGCTCGAAGCTCTTCTCGATATTCTGCCCAACTATCAACCCACTTTTGTCCTTTTTTCTTTTGGACATCTAGCGTTTGGGTCCAGTCTGATCTGAAAAGCAAATCCTTTGCTTCCAATACTTTGATTTCGTTTTCACGTTTTGTTTTTTCTTTTGAATCTATGACCCATTCATTTTTCTCAAATTTTTGGAATCTTTCTCCTTTGATTGGAGGAACATTTGTAAAATCATTCCCTGGCTTTTCGCCTTTTGGAAAAATTTTTGTTTCTAAAGAATCGTGCACTGAATAGTAAATTTCTTTCGAATAGTCATCGACTAGTTGCCATCTTTCTCCATTCCAAAACGCAATTTTGTTATCTTCTGGGTTTGGTGGCTCTGCTGTAATCGCTCCCATAGGAATCAAAAATTTCCCTTTCTCTAGGGGGTTAGGTTGGCAACTCACTTCTCCGATGTAATACCCTAAAACGTCTGTTTGATATGCTTTCATATTTAATACCTAATTGAAAAATTTAATCCTAGCCCCTTGCCTTTTGTTTCCGTGTCTACCCTGGGAGTACCGCTCGAGCCAGTTGTTACGGGTTCTCTAATAGTAAGAACCGAAGTCAGGTTTGTTGTGCTATTTGTAATACCTGTTACTGAGCCAGTACTCGATACAGATTTATATGGACCGGCTCCATCGGCTGGTCCAGACGCATAGTATTCTCTGTGATAATGATCTTGAAATGCATCGTCTATTTTTTCTCCAAGAGCAACCGATGCTGATTGAACATACCCTGCGGTTGCGCCGACACCTCTTGGAACAACCCCTCTCATATCAGGAATATTAAAAGTTGTTGAACCATCTCCATTCCCAAAATAATAACAAAGCCCTGTATGTACCCCAGATCCTGCAGATGAAGTATTCACTCTCCCCGTTGTTGCTCCTGTATTCATCGCATTTGCAAGTGTGTCGTATAAGTGAAATGTGTTCGCGTCGATTCTTCTAAGAAAGTAAACGGTTCCAGACGTTACCCCAGTCGGCAAAGCCCCTGTTGTGGAAAATTGAACAGTATGCCCTGTTTTAAGTCCATGCCCAGTCCAAGTCACAACTCCAGGAGTAGCATTCGAAATGGTTACAGTTGATGTTGTTTTTGGAGCGACTGCAAAAAGCCTTGCGTAAGTTGTCCTTGAAATTGCAGATCCATCACATAGTAAATGATTTAATGGAGGCGTTGCCCCAATATGTATTTGGATATTCCCTACGCCTTCTTTTTCTAAACGTTCCGCAAGTGTTTGTATTCTTTTAAAAGACTGTGCAGATGCAATGTCTGAAGAAAATTCTTTTACCAAGGTCAATGACGTTGGCCCACCGATAGCTTGGACTTCTCTGTATTCGTTCGCATCCCCGGCAATAAAATCTCCAATCGAAAGCTCTGTTGAAAAGTCAGTTCCCGATCCAGTTACAACTGTTCCCGCAGATGTAATAGTTCCAGTAAGTGCTATGTCTGGCCCGTGAAACTTACCCGCTCCCTTTCTCCTGGATGTTTCCCCGAGTAATTTGGAAATACCAGCGACCCATCTTGCTAAAGTCCCAAGCGTTTCATTTGTCCCTGTTTGAACTCCTGACAGGGAACTACCTTCCCCATCTAGTGCCTTATCAGTCGGCATCGTATCTTGGATGACTTCCGATTTTTGAACCTGTTCTCTTGTGCTAAAATCAGACATTTTTTTATCCTATTGCAAATTTAAAATCAAATATAACCACTGGGTCCGTATCGACCCCAATCAAATCAACTCCTCCCACAAGAGAAGAGCCAACCACAAAGAAATCCGAATCTGTTACTGAGGTCAAACCGAAATAAATATTAAAATAAATAGGGACTAACTGCTCAAACTGTCTTTTTAAAAAATCAATATCTGCTTGAGTTGGCGGTGCTCCTAAATCAATATAAATTTCCCCTTTGTTTTTATCGACAAAATTGGCTGGCGAAAATGGGACAACTCCAATTTTGGATCCAGTGCCGACAATCGATGACCCTACGATAAAAGAACCATAGTATATTTTCCCTTTGTAAATTTGTGAGTCTCCACCTAATCTTGCATCAATAATTGGTTTGTAATTTAGTTCGAAAACTGGCAAAAATTTGTGCGTACGGAATGCTCTGAATATTTTTGTTTTTACTGCTCGATTCGTGTCTTGGTTTGAAAGATAGGCTCCGTTCAAATTCGCTAAATCTATAGGATAATTTGTTTTTTCTGGAATAAACGTATGCCATATTTCATATATTTTTTCTGCAAAATAATCAAAGTTTTGTTGGATTACTTGTCTGTAATTTCTCCAAGATTCGCTTTGGTCTGTTAAAACTTTGGGAATGAATTTGTCTGCGTTAAACATTTTAATTTACTTGAGTCAGAGTGACCGTGCTAACATTTGTTATTGAACCATTATTCGGAACTAAATCTGAGTTTGGTGCTACAATATTTGCGTAGTCCAATCCTTGTACAAACCCAAGTGCCATATAAATTTCACTAATTTTTCTTGGCTTGGACACAACAGCAGTTTCTACATTTCCCAATATTTGTATGATACCTGAAGAGTCTGCGATTGTAAAAGTGTACCCAATAATAGGGCCATAAATAGAATTTATTTCTTCTATTGCAGACTGCACCCCGTTAGAAGCGTAAACTTCAAAAATATATTGTCCTAGCACATGAAGAGTTTGGCACACGGCAAGAGAAGAAAATTTAGCAACATCCGCATAGGAAAACCCTGGTAGCAATTTTATTTGCATATTCACAAAAGTTGTCAAATAAGATGCCGTGTATGCATTCACTTCAATTTCTTCCAATGGTGATCTGGAAACTAGCAAATCTTCCACTTCTTGCAATAGCTGGGAGGATGCGATTCCACCGCCTACTGGGATGATATAACATTCACAGCTTAATGCCCCGACCTTGACAATGTCGGCGTACAAAACCCCATCGATTTCCTTTGCAACCGCAACCCCTGTTGACCGATTTATGAAATACCGAGTTGTCCTTGCACGTAATGGTGCAATTGTTACTGCATTTTGAATTGTTTCTTCGTCTAAACCTCCCGATGCAGGACTTCCGTTATTTACAGAAACGATATTTGAATCGGTTCCCAAATATTCAGTAATGGTATTCGCAGAAACATTTGTATTTGCTCCTCCTCCTGTAGCGTAATTTGCGTACACCGTTTGCCCTTGTGGCGGAACTTGTCCAAACGATGTATTGTCCACTTGATCCACCCCAGGAAGCTGAATGTAAGAACTCCCATCGGATCGAAAATAAATTCTAAAATGTCTATCGGTAGAAGCAGATTCTGCGAATGAATCAACCAAGTCATATTGATTCCCGTTTATTGTAATGAATAAAGTTTCTGGCAAAATGTCCAAATCAGGCAAATCTATTTCTTGAAAGTTGGAACCATCTGTCACTCCGATTGTTCTTTGTGGTTGTGTGGTTTGAGAATAAACGGTTCTAGAAATCAGAGTTGTCAAAGCCGGGACTGCGATGTCTTCTCTTGATTCAAATTGAATACTTGCTTGGTCTACAGTGCCAGCAGTCCCGAATATACAGTCAGCTTTGAGAATGACATAAGGAGTTGCAGAGCTAACCACTGTTATTTGGATCGTTGCCACAGATGTTTTTTTCCAAGACATTTGGTAATCAATGAGCTGTAAAATATCTTGTAAAATTGGACGAGAAAATGCGGTTCTCAAAATAATTGAATTAAAAACTGCATTCAAATTGTTATTTATTGCGTCCACAGTTCCAGCGTGTAGTCTTTTGAATCTTGCCGGAAATTTTCGAAGCTCAGGATCCGATTCTATATCTGCAAGAGCTGTGAGAAAATCCTTCGTTGAATATTGAATTACTTTTTTATTGCTCATATTCTTACTTCTGATTTCCTATTTAAGTTTCTTAAAGGGGTGTAAAAAAACCGAATGTCAACTTCCCCTATGTTTTTGTTTGTATCCTCGAATTCTATATCAGAGAAGTCAACCACCACCCTTCTTTCCGTGTCGCCTTCAGTTGAATTTTCGTTGTAAAGCTGAATGGAGTTTACAATTCCAACTCCGACTCGAATTAAATTGAAAATATTAGAAGGCCTATTCTCCATTCTTACTGCTTCCGTTCCCATTTCTCTGTAATAAGCAACAGACCCAACTTCATTTAAAGCATGAAGAAACACTTCTCCGAATACTTCCGATTCTGGATCGGAACCCCAGTTGGCTGTTTTGGATAGGCTGAAATTTTCTTCTAAGGATGATTCCATTGGAAAAATATTCTACTTTGGAAGGCGGAAGTCAACTATTCTTTACTTCATTAGAAAGGATTGTAGAAAGAGACGCTTTTACGGAATCCAATGCAGTTTTAGTTGTGGAAAGCTGTCCTTCGTTCGTCGTAAAACTGGGAGCGTTATTTATTCCCGCAGGTGTCCCGAATGCCACAGGAGTCACTTCGATGAGCTTTATGTTCGCTACAACAGCGGATACGTTATCAACCAACGTTTTCATTTCATCGATGAGGCTTTCTAACTTTGATTTTGTAGTTTCCCCCAACAATGTTTTTTGAGTTGGAAGCACCCCTTTCAATTCCAGCTGGCCATTTGAATTTATTAGAATTTGACCTTGAACTACGAAAGAAAGTTGTTTGGTTGTTCTGTTATAAAGAATTTTTGTCCCGTCTTTGTCTTCGTAAATTGAAACCATCCCAGGAACGTTCCCGTTCTCTTTATAAAAAAGAGGATCAAAACAATAATATCTTCCAGAGTCCGCGGATCCATCTTTAAAACCAAACTCGACTTTGTCACCGATCTTTGGAGGGATAAACGAATGATAATTTACAGAAGGTCTGCAAACAATCCAAGAATTTGGCTCCGATTCGGTTGTACCGAATTCCTTGGAATGAACTTCGATGACACCATCCGAATCCACTTTTTTGACTTCCCCGGAATATCGTTGATAGTACCTAAACTTTTCATCTACAATTCTATTAATGAAAGAAATTTCATCATCGCTCCAATGTCCTGACATTATCTTGCCACCGTTAGGCTCATGGTGTACCCCGATGAACCAATTTTTTGACTTACCTCAACAACCCGGTACAACGTATTTTTTTGGATGACTCCTCCTTTTTGCACGCTTTTAAATCTTGGAGCAATCACGCTCTTTGCATCTCTTGAGCCACCGTTTCCTAAAAACGCTTTGTCTCCAATTTGTATGTCTGGGTTTGGTACGATTTCCATTTTAGCTGTATACCCATTTCCTTCAAACGCAGTTGTTGTTTTTGATTTGCGAAAATATTTTGGGAGAAGGTCCGCCATAAATTCTTCGCTCCCACTGTTTAGAACTTCCAAAACTCTTTTGATTCTATCCCCAGGAGGCAAAGATTTCATTTCTCTATTGATGGCGTCCATATTCAATTCGTAAACGTCGACTGATTCAGTTTTTGCTGGTCTTACTACTAGTTGGGGTTTCCCATCAGGCCCAGTTGTAAGCTCTGCATTGCTTCCTACTTGCGATACGTTGGCATCTAAATCCGCTGAAATTATGTTCGAATTGTTCAAGTCCCCATAATTAAAATAATGAGTTTGGCCTTTTATCCCTCGAAAAGTATTTAAGTCCAAATTTTGAGATTTAGAAAGACTAAGACAATAAATTCTAAGAATTTTTGAAAGGTTTTTCTCATCAGTTTGATAGGAAAGGTTGAACCCGTATTTTTCCGAAAGGATAAACATGAATCTAAAATCATTTATATTATCTTGAGTCACTGCATTTTTAGAAGTGAGGACCGTGTTCATCCCTTCAAAATCAACCATGGTTTCCACGGCTCCAATTCTATTCCCGACTTTTTTTATAAGAGATTGAACAGACCCTGATTTGTATGTTTCGATTCTCGGAAGACCGGAAGACGGAACTCCTGTGCGAGCTGTAAAAGTGTAAATACTAGCACCGTCTCCAATTCTTTGTGATCTGTTTATGATTGCACACTTGATTCTTCTTTTTCTTGAACCAGAAATTTCTGATGATCCTATTGGATTCCAATAATCTTTTGTATCTAGCAACCCCCACTCAATATCTAAAAGAACCCCATTGACCAGCATTCGATCGTAAACGCCTGTGGAATCTTTTACGGTTAATTCTACAATGCCAGCTTCTCTTTCTTTTTCGGTTATGCTTATTTCTTGGATATTAAATTGCAAGTTGTCTGATCCGTTTATTTCTTCCCCAGATAGAGAAGTGCCGGAGCCTTTTAAAATTTTTACTTTGTAGTAAGGCTGAATCAGTGATTCGTTTTGTACTGTTATCATACAGGAATTTTAATTTTAGAAAGTTTTTTCATATCAAATTTATATTCTAAAATCAAAGGATTGGCATTTAACAATCTCAAAGATTCTGCTTCAGTCCCCATGTATTCAAAAGCTAAAGCGTCGATGTCTTTCCCTTCCGGGTTCACTTCCGTAAAGCCCTGAATCTCTTCCGGCTCATATCTTAATTTGACGTTGGTTGCATTATTGAACGCATTGACAAAAACATCTTCTTTAACCGATAACCATTCCAACATCAGTAGGGTCTCCCAGATGAAGTGGCGACTTGTAAATTTTGCACAAGCCCCGCTCTTGCTTGGACCACTCTCAATAAATTTTGCATTTTATAAAGCATTGAATTTTCGTCCAATTCTAATTCGCATTCGACCATTGTATATGCCGAGGCTCCCATTTTAGTTGTGAATCTCCCATCGTGTGTAAAATCCATTTTTCTTACAAAGTACATTAAAGGAGTCGAATGAGTTCCCCATGAATAAACCACTTGAGGCGTAGATTCAAATTGAACTTTTTTTACGATTGAGCCCGTGAAAATAGGGAGCAAGGAAGGGTTGTCCGAGTTGCGAAGCATTTCAAATGCTTGCATCATATTGGAATTTCCCAAGACTCCTTTTCTATTTATGATCGGCAAAGTGAACGAAATTTTTCTGTTCCCGTTTCTGGAAGGGACCAAGGGAGTGTAATTCAACCCCGGCACTCCTAGCTCTGCGTAAATCACTTCCTTCCTGTCCTGAATGGAAAGAGGATAAGTTGGCGAAGTTATAAGAATTCCGTTTTCTGGATTAAATAAATACCAAGGGAGAAGACCGCCACGAAGTTTTACTTGTTTAGTAGAAAAAGTTGCCATTACATAATTCCTTGAGCGGGTGCAATTTTATTGAATCGTTTTTTTGGAGAATCTCTTTTTTCCAATTCTTTCTTTACCATCATCGCGGTTTCTTCTGGATTTTTTGCTCCCGTCAAATTGATTTCGATTTTTCGGTTGTCATTGTTTTCCGAACGAATGTTTGTCGATTTGCTTGTAGGAGTTGGCGTAATTTTTGGCATGGATCCAGAAGCTCCACCGCCTGCAGTATCTCCGCCACCTCCTTTTGCTCCTTGTGGCATTTCGATTTTGGATCCAAACTTTTCTTTTACAAAATCTAGCCCACCTTTTACAAGTTTTATCAACCCGACAATTCCTCTGAGAGTAAGGAGAACGCCGTCAAATGCAAACCCAATCGTTGCTCCTATGAGCGTTCCTAATGCTTTAAATATTGGCGCCATTAATTCCATCTCATCTGTTACGGTAGAAAAGAAACTACTTGCGATGGACCAAAGTTCATTGAATACTTTTGCCATTTCGGAAAGTCTATTACTCCCTTTCCCTAGGCCACCAACAAATCCTTCGATAAAAGGTTTTATTGCGTTGTTCCAAATTTTTACTACAAGTTTTCCGAATCCTTCAAATAAGGGTTCGATCATCGATTGTAAAAAAGCCATGACAAATGCAAATTTCAGCATCATGTGATTTAGAAAATTCATAACGGATCCAAATCCAGCTTTTGATTTCCCTGTGATCCCTGTGAATACGGTTGAAACAAATTTTTGTAATGCGGAAAAAACTGTTTTTGCAACTGCATAGAAAACTCTAAAAGCATTCGCCATCACGGTTCCTAATTGTACAAATAGTCCTCTGTTATCTCTTACCCAATGCATCACTTTTAAAAGAACTGGGAGGACTGCTTGGTTTAATGGCTTGAATAAATTGTTCATGATCGTACTCCCCATGGATGAAAATCCTTGGGAAACGGCTGGCATAAATTTGTCTGCAAATCCTTTTATAACAGACAACCCTTGTGCAGCTAATCCGAGTTTCCCTAATCCAGAAACTCCTTTACCGACTATGCCGGAAATCATCCCGCCTACTTTTTTGAATATTCCTGGAATAGATTTGACCGCTTTTATTGCGAGGTTTCCTGCATTCATAGCCATGCCTACGATACCCCCTTTTATGCTTTTAGTCATTTTCATAATCCCTAACCCGGCCTTATTTGCTATGTTCAGGATCGCGCTTCCGCTTTTTTTTGAAAGGTCAACAGATAATTTCCCGTTTTTATCAAATGTCGAAGAAAGTTTATCTAAATCGTTTTTGGCTTTTTGCATACCCCCGATAGAATACTCTACTCCGACTCGTTCCATTTAGATTCGTCTTCCTTTCTTTGCTTTTGTAGCTCTGCAATTTCTTCTACAGTGTAATCGTAATCATCAAAAGTAAAATTTAGCAATTCTTTTCTAGAAATTCCTCCCGATGTTTCTGTGATTATTGCCAAGCTCTCCGCTCTAAAAATTTCCTCTGAAAAATCTATAAACTGAAGACATCTATAAATATGATCCAAAGGAAATTCGGTTCCTATCTGATTCGGGTTTTTGTCCCAATAGATTTTCCCTTGTTTTTGGATTGGCTCGAACGGAGAGCGTAAACGAAAAAACTTGCGAAGTCCACTGTTTGTTCCCATTCCTTTTTGCAATTAGAACAGCACATTGGAACATAAGGTTGTAAACCGAATCGTCTCATCCCTTCTGAAATTGCAAAAAAATCTCCCACTTCTGGGAAATTCATAATCATATAACCGTAGCGAGCTTTGAGAGAGTCAAGATCGATGTCTTCTGTTGTACTTCCGTTCACATCCACTAAGTGTTTGTAATAGGCTTTTTTCAAATGAGCACTTGAGTCTTTTAAAGTGGTATCGTTTTCGATTTCCATCATGGTTCCAAGAGTAATATCCGAAAAAGTAAATTCGGAAAGAGTTGCAACCTCCGTTTCCTCTTCATCATTTTTTGATTTTTTTACTCTTATGACTACTTGATTTTCTTCATCTAAAACTAATTTGAAAAACTCACTTTCGTATGATTCTTCTGGATTATCAAAAATGATTTCAAATTCTTTTAGGTCTGGCCTATTATCATAGTCTGATTTTTCTTCGTGAATGATTTGAAAATCACATCTTGGGCATTGATAAACACCTTCCAGCTTTGTTGGTAGGTCATAAAGTTCGAAAGCCTTAATTGCAATAAATTCCGCACTAACTAACGGAAGTGCTTTTAAAGTTGGTAAGTCTATGCTTGCACCTTCGAAACTTTCAATCGATCCTTCCAGTAAAGTGCAAAGGGCCGTGGCATATTTCCCTCCTTGTGACCTGGAAAATACTTTTAAAATGGTTTCGGTGTCTGGTTTTTTTATCTCAACTTGGTTCCCAAATTTTGATTTTCTTGGAATGATCATGATTCCCCCCTATAAACAAAAAGGGGACCATGTCCCCCTTCCGTTTCAACCTTTATTTTGTTTTGTGATTTTTAGACAGTTGCAAATTCTAAATCGTATGGTGCATACTTTACTGTGAATTTTGCTTTGTCTCTTGCTCCCTGGTCAAACGCCGGGAATTTGAAAGCTCCTAACTCGCAATCTGCCAAAATATCTCTACGATATGCGTTTGCGATATCCCCTGACTTGTCGGTGTAAATGATGGAAATGTCCCTTGCATCACCTACTCTTCTCCAATCCAAATGATATTGGAGTACAGGAGAATTTCTTTTGATCAAATAGGTAACTTCTACCGATAAAATCTTTTCGTTCCCAGAAGTGATGAGACGAATTTTCCCCGTGTCTGGCACTTCGATTTCGTCCATGTCGTATCCAATTTCTGACAAGTTTAACAGCCCCGGGATTGGAGCGTTATTGATCAAAAGAATTCTAGTATCTGTTATCGCGTTTCTTTGCATTTTGTTTTCCTTACACTGGGAATCTTGTCCCAACTCCAATTCCAAAAGATTCAAGAAGTGACGCGGGATAGAATCTTACAAATGCATTTCCTTCCCCCACATCAATTTGCTCTTGCGGATTATTGAATTCATCGACTTGGACTGTGAAAACATCTTCGAAACCAGAAAGGCTCCCATCCTCTTTGATATATGTTTGGAATGCTCCGTCTGGATCGATCCCAAAAGGGAAAGAACCTTTATAGAGCTTTCTTCCAAAATCTTCGATTGCCTGCCCGTATGTTTTTAGACGTGTAATTTTGTTTGGCCTGTTTTCTACTTTGTAAAGAGATTCCACAGACGATACTTTGATGAAGTTTTGCATCACAAGATAGTGACCGAATAAAGCTCCAACGTTTGTGCTTGGCGTTCTAAAGGAACGAACTAGCAATCCTCTTCCTGAAAGTTGTTGAACAATATTTACACCTCTTTCTTGGATTTCAGTTCTTTCGTCTTCCGTGAAAGTGTCTTCGGTTGCATCAGGAGTGGAAACAAAACCTAACAATGGAACGTCGTCCCCCGCAGGTGCTCGGTGGAAGCCTAGCGTGTAAAATGCTCGGATCCATGCTCCGATGATTGCTCCCGATACAGGAATTGATTTTGTTGGATTGGCTCCAACCCCAATAGGGTCCACTACGTTTCGGGAAGAAGAACAAATCACTCCTTGAACTTGGTCACTTCTTTGGTAAGAAGCTCCGATAGTTTTTAATTCATCTTTGCTTTGCCCAGATGGGGTTGTGTAAATCCAAACCGGTGCATCAAGACGAGTTGAACAATAAGATTCCCCAGCTTTGTTGACTGTCTCTAAAGTGGATTCTGGATTAAATAGCCAACGAATGTTTTTCGAATCAAACGTAGAATATAAATCCCAATCACTTGCTGTACTTGGTGCAGTCCCGTCCGATCCTCCTGTGAGGTAAGTGACGGTTGTGACATCCGCAGGATATTTGTCTTCAAGAGTCGATGCGGAATTCAAATCCTCCAATACAAAATATGGATGATTTCTGAATGCGTTTTCAATATAAAACTCTTCGTTTTCTACTTCTAAACTTAACCAAACATTGTTAAGAGGTGTATTGACTACGGCCTCAACTCCGTTTTGATTTTTGCGATATGTTTTGATTTGGAAACCAATGGCCTGTACAACATCATCTGCCGTCACTGCTTGCGTAAGATTGTCCACCATGGTGACTGAGTTTGTCGATGCATCAATGGAATCCACTTTGCAATATTGGTCAGATGTGCTATTTACAAAAAGAACGTCTCCGATTCGAATATCTGCAACAGAAACTAGCCTTAAAACTTTTTGCCCAGATGAAGCGCTTGCAAGTGCTTTGGTTTCAAATCTTGCTCCATTGGTAAGAGTAAAGCCTGTTTTGTTCCCATCGGAAGACTTATCTAATTTCCCTTGATACCCAGCTTGGATTTTGAAAGCATCGTCAGGAGTCCCGTTTTGATCTTGTATAGTTCTGGTTGCGTTGACTGCGTTGCTTGCCACAAAAGTTTTCACCCAAACTGTCATCGGTTGCCCTTTGGCATTTGTGAACATGTTTTCTAAAACGTAACGACCTTTCCCGCTTGTGATATAACCACCAAGCTTGGTGGAAATTTCTCCTGGTTGGTTGATTTGAATTAGTTCGTCAAACCTTCTGGCAAACAAACCAATCATTCCTACGATGGAAAAATCTGCTGGCCGAACGTTGTCACCTACTTGTGGGGGTAAATTGTACCCGAATACACCGCGTCTTCTCATGTTTTGATCCTAACCTTTATTTTTGGAAATTGTCGATAATTTTTTAATTTATTTGTACCGTTTCTGTGTAATTCATAACGGTAAGCATATTTTCTGTCTCGGTGTCTTCTGTGACTTCTATGGTAACGAGGCATTGAATTTTGTTTAGAATATCGGTGGCATCTCCGTAATCCAAATCGCTGATTTGCTCAATAGAAAGTTCGTGTTTTCTTCCGTTAATCCAAATCATGTTTTTTTCGTTAAAAGACTTCCGAATCGAAGTGTAAATCAATTCGAATATTTTTTGGTGTCTTGCCAACCCTTCTATGAGAATATCCACTGCGTAAGCTGTCCCCATGGATCCAACTTCCTCTGTCGGGTTTACTAAATCAGATCGGAAGGAGTCTTTTTCTACGCTATATCTTTCTTGGTCAAAAATTGGCCTTGCATTGAAACCATTTGCAATTGCAATTCCTGGAATGATTGATTCTGTTTCTGTTGGCTCTATGGCAACCGTAGGGACCAAATAAACAGGCTCATTCGTAAAAGTGCCCAGCATTGCATCACCCGAAAAAGTACCAAAGAATTTTATCTTTTTATCGATGACTTTACTTTCTATTTGGTGCAGTTCAAATCCAATTTTAATAACACAATACCTTTCTAAATACGCTGGCGATTGGATTGTAATTTCTTTATCACCTGCAGAACAAGAAACAGTTCCGGCTCTGACTTGTGGCATATTCGATTCTAGAAGAGTTTTTATTTCTTCGTAACAATCATATGGGAGTTGGTCCGAGTAAGAAATAAAAGAAGAAACAAAAAACTCTATTGGTTTAATCGATATGAAAACAATTCTTTTGATTTGGGAAAACCCTGTTTTAAAAATGACTGGGTGAAATTGTTTTGAAACAGGGACATAGTATTCTTTGAAAACTATTGCATCCGTATAGAATCTTACTTTTAATTTTCTGTCTACCGTTCCGTTATTTGTATCGTTCAAATTGGCTTTAATGTTAAATAAAACCTTGCCGTTATACCGCGAAATATCTTGGGTTACTCCGTAAGTTTTGGAAAGTTGCCCGCCTACGCTGGGGAATTTCATAAGAAGTTGGCCGGATTGATTGTCCGCTTTCAGGTGATCCCAAGTCGTTGCTTGGATTGTGGCATTGTTTGTTTCTACCCAATCAGTTGCGGAAATAAAAGGATCAATTGTTGTTTTCATAAACCTGTTTTCTTCTGGTATTCTTTTATTTCTTTATTGATTCCGCTCAAGTACATTCTCATTTGTTTCACCAAGAGCCCATTATTTTTTACGTTCTCTGGCGAAGAGAAATATCCTCGGACTCCTTTCTTTATGGGAAACCTTGCTGGAATTTTTATGATTGGCTTCTTTATCCAAATCCCGTAATTTAACCCAAGAAAAAATCTCATTCTTCTTGATACTTGGATAAAACATCCGTACTCGTGAATTTTCCAAAGAAAATCTTGTTCTTTGCCTGAATAGTGCATCCCGAAAGGTTTTAATTGATACCTTCCTTTTCCCGAACTTACAACTTTCAACCCTGAAATCATGGATTTTGGGTCCGTGGTTCCCCTATTCATCAATGCGTTCGCAATAAACTTTGAACCTGCATCTCTTTTCATTTGGATGGTTGCAGGGGAAAGCTGTTCAACCAAAGATTTGTTTTTCAATCCTTTGATTATGTATTTTAAAATTCCTTTGAGAGCTTCTTGTGCGTGCGCTTCGAAAGTGTTCCCAATTTTTCGACTCACTTTTTGCAAATGAGACGAATAGACTTTTGGGGTCATTTTCCTCACTTTCTTTTTAATCCAAGAACGATGTAAAGAGTTGTCGCTCCGAAAGAAGAATATTCACTTTTTTCTTTGATTGAATACTCATCGTCACCGTGGACAACTTTGGCTCTGATTGAATCGATGCTTCGGATAGTTAAATTTTTATCTTGGAATTCGTATTGAGAAAGATAGGCAATGCAATCCACGTTTTCCCGAATTCCTACTTTTTCTAATTCTTTTTGAGAAGGGTTTTGAGTGAAGGGGTAAACATAGAATTCTAAAACTCCCGACTCTGATCGACTTATGATTGACCCATATTCGTCTTTGGTTACCGTTCCGCTGTTTTCAATGTATATTTTCAAAGTGTCCCCGTAATCTCGGAGAACATCGTACACATCCAAAAGAGCTTCGTTTAGTTCGTTTGGCATTAGGAGGAAACCACTCCTGTTTTGTATTTGGAAACGATTGCTCTTGCCTGGATGACATAATCGTTTCGGGCTTCCGAATACTTGCCTCTTGGCCCAAAAGTTTTTGACCATGCAGTTACGGAAAGGGAAGTACCACCACCGCTGTATGAGGCTTCTTTTCCTAACATATTGGAAAGAGCCATGAGAATGATCGCTCTCGATACGTCTTCCGGGCATTCATCGAATCCGGCCGTATAGGTAATTTTTATATTATTTCTTCCTTGTGGCCAAATTGGAGCCACCATGGTGTATGCTTCCAAATTGATTGCGCGGACTCTCAGCGTTCCCCTGTTTGTTATGACTTCGATTGCGGAAGTAGGAATGGAAAGAACCTGGTTTGGCAAGTTCAACAATTTAATATTTACAATTTCTCTCACAAATCTTCGGCTCACCAAAAGATCTTCCCTTCCCGTACCATCTAAAGTTTCTTCGAATGTTTGGATTTCTACAAAAGAAAACCCGACTACTTTTTCGAGACTTGCTATTTGCTGAGAAATTACAGATTCAATTGTTTTTGTTTTTACTTCATAAATGATTGCGGTCGATGCTTCGGAGTCTACTACTCCATTTTTAAAATCAATGGTTCCACTGCCGACGGAAGCTATTTCATGATAGCCTTCATTTGGCCCGTATTCAAAATAAATAAATTGACGAACCCTTACCGAACTTACCGCCTCCGATACAGTCGCCTTAAAATTTCCCCCACTCGTTGTTACTCCAGAAACAGAAAAAACCCCAATCTTTTTTTTAAAAGAAAGGGGGTACTCGTGAGCTTCGTTTAGAAATTCAATAATTCCTGGATAGGACATTTATTTATTTTCCAAATACTCGACTGGCCCAGTTGGGAAGTTTTGGGAAATCAAAATTTCGTAAATTTCTTGATCGGTTGTTTCGATCACATTCTTTACGACTTCTACTTTGACTTCTGATCCATCGTTTCGGTAAAGCCCGATCGTACCATTCATAGGAACATCGTCACTTGCGTTTGGATGGAAAAACTTCGCTTTTTTAATGAGCTTTTTTTCTGGTTCTTTTATGACGATTTCTTCTTTGTGTTCAGAATAAACCGTTCTGTCAATGTAACCATCTTTGATTAAAACATCTCGAACATCGTATTGACTATGTTCTAACGTTACGATCCCATTTTTAATTTGAACGGACATTTCTTCTCCTGTTGGGAGATAAAGTCCGATCGTTCCATTTGTTTGGGAAGTTGGATGCCGAAGAGTGACTTTAGAATCTTGTTTTTGAGATTTGTTTGGCGCCTTAGGTTCTTTGTCCTTAGACTTATCTTTCTCTTTATCCTTGTTTTCATCTTCGTCGTTTTTACTTGAATCGGAATCTTTGTTTTGTTCTGCTTCCAATTTCAAACGAGCTTCCAACTCTTCAGGGGTTTCTTGTGGTTTGTTTTCTTCCCCCTCTTTCGAAGGGGAATTTGTTTTAGATAGTGCCATTACGCTACTCTCCAACCTCTTGAAATTACACTAGTCGCTTCAAAGGAGTCAATCAAGGCTCCGTAAGTTTTGACTAGGAAAGGAAGAAAGTCGTCAGTGATTGCTAACTGAGAAATCGACACGAGCCCATCCATTTTGTTCCCACCGCTGTGAGTGAAAGCAAACTTTCCTAAGCCTTGGTATTTGTCTACGTCTTGGAGATAGATCATTTCTGCAGGAACAGTGGAAACCGCTGTCAAAGGTTTGTCTGTTGCCCAACCTGCAGGAATAGTTGCGTCTCTTGTAGACGAAGTGATACCAATGGAAGTGATCCTTGCTCCAGGTGTCCCGTTCCCGTCGTATGATTGAGCGGAAGCCATTTTAATTGGGACCATAGTTGCAAGTCCTGTCGATGTTCCTCCGTAATACACAAGGTAAGAATATGCACTTGGAACATTCGTAAAAGCCAAGTTAATTCTTTGAGTTGCTGTACCACCTGAAAGAACAACGGATGATTCTGCGGAGGCCATTGATTCACCGAATTGGTCAAAATATGCAATTCGGAAATAGTGAGTCCCGTCTGAAAAGTTACCACCCGTAGTGCCAGCCGAAGTTGCTGTGACAGTTCCCATTGTACCTGCGCCAGCTCCTGACATATAAGTGGATTCCACAATCGGGATTCCTCGATATGCGTTCAATCTCCATCCACCTGCTACTTCTACTTCTGCAAGATTCCCAACTCCTTGTTGTAATCTAACGTTAGTTAATAGTTGGGACACTTTGGAAAGCATCTCAGGTGTCATGTAGAAAACTCTCTTGTGACGAACCCCGCCAGACCTGTTTGATTTGTCGATCATATCATCGAGAAATTTCAACGAAGTTGGGACAGTGGCTGCACCTGAAGTGAACCCGCTTTGACGGTTTGTGGAAACGTATGCGTTGACTCCAGAAAATTCATAAGGGTTTGCTAGTTCGTTACCGAAAAGAGCATAGTACCCCAAGTCATAAACGTGAGCGCGTAAAACGTTTTCCATTTCTACGGCTGCAGCATCTACGTACTTGTTGGACGCATCTTGGAGGAAGTTTGTCACAGCTCCTTTTCTTCGAACAACTTTCAAGGACCGGCTTGCTCTTTGGTAAGAAGTTGGAAGAGTTGGGGTCGTTGCGTTTTCGCCCATCGCTCCACCACCTGCACCAAGAGAAGTGACTCGGTTGAATTCATGCAGTTTTTGTGCATCAAAGTCTGGTTGGATAAACGCAAACATCGGGTCCAAACGGATGACCGTATTGGTGATGATTTGCTCGAGTTTTTGTGGTACTAACGCTTCACCGGAACCAGTTGCGGAAGTAAGAGCCTTACGCAAGTTCGGATTGATCGTGTTCGCAAATTTGTTGTATTGCTTGATCAGATTCATGATTCTTTTCTACCTTAATTTTGGATAAAAACTTTTCCCGATTATCTTCCGACTACGTGACTGAAAAGCTGAGTCATCGCATTTGGATTTTCAGAAAGTGTGCCATTGCCAATAATCCCGTCATTTCCTTGAGACTTTTGGATCGTCATCCCGTTTGCTTGCAAAAGCCCAGTAAGCATGTCGAGAGCATTTTGGTCCAAGGTTCCATTCATACCTTTTCTTACTTGCTGAGTTTGGCTTGGCTGTGTTTGAAATGCTTCTTTGCCAATTAAGCCTTCTAGCAAGCCACCGACTGCTTTCTCTGTTTCCATTGATTTTGCAGTTAAATGAGTCACAACTTTTGTGAGCTGTTCTACAGCTTTGACAATTTGTTTTTCCCCTTGGCCAGCTTTACTTTTTTTAACGACCCCTAAAAGCATTTGTTTTGCTCTTTCTTCGAGTTCGTTTTCTGGTCGAACGTTTTCCAGCATTTCTTCTGGATCGTCTTCCATAGAACCTTCCGCCTCTTTTGCTACTTTCTCAAGTGCTTTCTCGAGTTCGGTTTTTTCGTCTTCGGATTTTTTCTTAGCCTCTTCGTCGGCTTTCTTTTTTGCCTCTTCCTGTGCTTTAAGAGTCACGTCATCCGTTGACTCTTTCGGTTGGTCAGGGCTTAGATTGTCAATTTCCTTTTCGCCTTCCAATGCTTGTGCGATTTGTTGCAGGGAAGCAATTGCCGATTGAATGGAATTTTTGACTTCGTCGTTTTTCTTAGTCTTCATGTCCTTTTGTCCTTCGTTGTTTTTCCCAGCTTCTAACCGTTCAGCATCTTCGCTTTCGGAAATCTCTTTACCTGGCAGATTTTCATTTGAGTAAATTTCCTCTGCTATTTCATGAGCATCATCGTTTTTCAGATTGTACTCAATTCCCTCTAGCAGTTTCAACATTGAATCCTTGAAAGAAGTAATTTCCAAATCGATAGCCTTTCTTTTTGTATCAAGGTCAAGGTTCGATCTGAGAATCGCTTCGATTGCAGTATCAAGCGAACTGGAAATATCCCATTTGAGTTCCCAATAACTCCTGTTTTTTTCTCTCCTCTTTTCAATTTCTTCTGAAAGAGTCTTTTCCACGTGCAGAGCTTTTTGAATCGCTGTTGCCGTCGAAGTGTGATACGCGGGTTTCGTTACCAAGGTCACTCCTGGATCAAGGTCCACTTTATAAATCTCAATGGCTCCGTCGGATGCCGATTTAATATTTTGTTTGTCTACGTGTCCTTCGATTGAAAACCCAAATTGTTTTGCATGTTTGTATGGTGCTTGGCCTGTCGACTGTTTCCAAACCACGTTGGCTTCGTCTAGCTTTGCTTGTGGCATCCCGTCGTCTTCATCATAAAGACGAAATTCTGTGTACCAATCCCCATTTTGTAAAATTTCAGAATGCTCGAGAATCCCGATATCTTCCGTAAAATCTTTTCCGTGATTTACTATCAGGAGAATGTCTTTTTGTGATGTTTGATTAACAAAGTCATCGATGGCTTCTTTGGTCATTCTTTCTTTGTGACCATCCAACATGATCCCAGAAGCAACTCCGCAAAGGTATCTCCTTTCTTTGTTGCTGGAATCCTTTTTTAGCCGAGTGTAATTTACTGCGCCTTGTGACTTTTGTTTTTTAACGTTGTCGGCTGGATGGATTAGAATTTTAAATTTTGTCATTTTGTATCCACATAATATTCAAGTTCGCAATGGCAACCAATACGCTCGCTACCAGGTAAAGATGAATCATACGGTCTTTGAATTTTGAAAATTTCACCTGTTGGTTTTCCCGATTTGTATCCTTGTAGCACGAAAAAATCCTCACTGTCAATAGATTTTCTATTTAATTTTGCATGGCCTTTCCTTGGCTCGTCTGACTTGGAAGGAAAGTGCAGCCATCTTTTCTTGATATTTAGGCCCGTTTTTCTTTTGGTTTCCCTTGCGTATTCTTCTTTTATAGAATTGGAAATCGCCATGGTTTCTGTGACTGCAATGGTTTCAATATTCGGTGGAATCCCTTTGGAAGTGTAATTTTCGAAAACTCCTGAAATTGCAGACTTCACTGCATTCACTGTTTTTTGCTTTGTCTTTCCTCCCCATAAAAGTCCTTCCTCTTGAATGGTGGCCTTGATAGTGGTTCGTAGTTTTTCTCTTACGGTTTTATTTAAAAGCTCACCTTGGTCCGCTGATTTGATGATTGTCGGGGATCGATTAATCACGTAAGAAAGGGAAGGCATCTCAATTTTCCCTTTAGTGGATACCTCGAATTTCTTTTTGTCTACCGATGCGACTGCATAAGCTGTTTTCTTTTGATTTTCTTGAATGATCGCGGAAATCAATTTGTTGTAATTTTCGCCAGACCAACCTTCGTATTTCCCTTTGAGTCTTGCTTTTTCATATGCGGATGGTTTGGACGCTTTGGCTTTTTGGATTGGCTCCTCGACCACTGGAAGCTCATCCAGTTTTGCTAAAAACAATTCCAAAGGAGAATCTTTTTCTACGGCCTCTCTTAAAAGAGAAAGAACATCTTCATACATGAGAGAATAGGCAATCTTTAAATCACCCGCCATTTCGTTTACGTAAGGTTGTGCGGATGGGTTCATTATCCGTTTACGATGGAAAGCGATTTAGTTTTTTGAAGAATTTCTTTTGTGATTTTATCTGCGAAATCTCTTTTCTCTTTTATTGTTAGAATTCTGTTTCTTCTCCCAAGATCGTATGCTCTTTCCATGGCCTCAAAAACAACCAGTCTTATTTTGCTTTCTTCTTTTTCTGAAAGCGAAAATGCTTTTCCAATTTCCGGAATTCTGTTTACTGCGGAAATGATTTCCTTGGCTTTCTGAAAAGGAATTTTCTTTTCGTTTGATAAGTCTACAGCTTTGTTTTGTCTTACGATTTGTTTGTAGCTGGATGCAGTGGAATTTTCTGCCAAGTTTTGTTTTACTGATTTTGTTTTATCCCAAAGCGGAGTTTTTGAAAGTTGAAAAACTCTCATGTATTGTTGGGCCGTTCTTTCAGAAAAACAAATATTCTCTTTGAGCCACTTAGTGTATGTTCCCTTTCGCTTTTGCTTTTCTATGGTTAACAATCTCCCGCATTCTTTCATTTCTCTGAGAGTCATTTTTTTGTGATTCCCTATGGACGCATGAAGAAAGTTTATTTTTTGTTCTACGGTTTGTTGATTCATTATTTCCCCCCTCCGAAAATCCCTTGGAGTTGGTTTTGCAGATTCGATCCTTCCGGAATGTCAAACGCTGGGTCATTGATCGGATCTTCATCCAAGTCTTTGACGCGGAGCTCATTTTTGGAATAAAGTCCTGTCCCAACTTTTTTGGTAACAATTTCCAATTGTTCTGATTCTGAAATGTCTTCCATAAATTCGAAGTCGTAACCAAATCCAAATTTTTCTGGGATGATTTCATGAGTGCAAGTTTCACCCATGATTTTTAGAATTGGCCGAATGCCTTTCGAATTGTCATTTCTTTCCTGTGTTTCAGAAGTGCTTCTCCCACTTGTTCCGTCTCCGCCGGTTTCATTGATTTCCAAATTGGATGCGTTGTAAGCAATGGCCACATACTTTTTAATTTGGTCGAGCCGACTTATTTGGTTCCCGAAAATATCATTCCCGGTTAGGTCTACCATAAAAGGCTGGCCCGTCCCAGAAATAATCGCAATCGCATTTTCTCTTCTTTGCCTATTGAGTTTTTCTTCGATTCTTTTTTGCTCATCTTTATCCAGTGGGTCCGATGAAGTGTCCCATCCTCCTGTCTGATCAGGGGAAAACCCAGGACTCGTATCTCCAAAGACTAAAAGTTTTTGTGGCGGTGTGGATCCATCCGCTTTGGTGACTGCGGTTTGCTCGAATAAAAGTTGTTCAGCTACCATATTGATTAAGCAATCCAAAGGAGTGAAACCATTGGCAAGGGCCGATGAAGGCATGTACTGAGAAAAGGAAACTTCGTCCGTATAAAACAATTGAGGGTTTTCTAGGTTCCCATACATAAATTGAATGTACCCAAGTGCACCTCCCAAAAATTTCCCTTTGATCGGGAGGACCGTTCCTCCTGGCATTACATAAAGATCCGCGATTTTTCCGAGGTTGTCCCTTCTTTTGTAAAGTGATGCTCTCCCATGAACAAGTAAATCCAAGGCCCATTGTTTACAAAAGTCATTCCATAATATCCCAGGGGATGGCTTTTTGAACCAGTCTTCGATTTCTTGACATTTGTCAAAGATTTGCCCTTTTAGCCTTTTAGAATATCGATAAAGACATTGATTGAAATTGGAAAGGTCCGGGAGACAATCCGGAAGATGTTTCCGGATTTTTTGAAAGTGCCCAATTTTAATTCCCAGGCCGTAGGCAGTATTTAGATTTTTATACTCCATCATGACAGAATAGGAGTTTTTAAGATCCTCCACAAGTTTGTCTAATTGCTTGGAATCTTTTTTACTTAAGATCCTAAAATTTACACTCGAGACTTTGTTTGCTCTTGATGTTACGATGCCGAAAACGGGGGCACACCTTTGGAAAATTTGGATTGCTGTGAGAGGGTCAACGGTTGCATAGTGCTGGTCGACATTGACGGTAACGTTCTTCCCGTCTTTTGTCCTCCCTGACATTGCAGTTAAATCATATGGGGAAAGTACTGCGTATCCTCTCCCTTTGGTTCTGTCTGACGGTACGGTGGAAATCCCTGCGAACATAGGCAAACCCTACGCCTTGGAAATCCTTTGTCAATTATTGTTTCGGTTTCTTAGCTCTTCAAATTTATCCATGGCACTTGCTAAGTCTTCGAATATTTCTCGATAAACTTCTTTCCCCATGGTTCTCTTTATTACTGTATGCTTTCCGTTGGATGTTTTTATTTGAACTTCATTTAATATTGACATATTGTATTTTCCCAACTTTTCCTTTTTGTCTCAATATCATTGTTTGAATGATCCTTATGAGCATGGCAACTGAATCAGGCGCGTCATCAGGCTCTTGCCCTTCTTGGTAGTCTAGGACTTCATTTAAAAAATCCTCTTCTGTATCATGAGCCCAACGAATATTCTTCCAATGCTTTTTGACTGTCGAAACAATTTTAATATGTTTGTTTTCTTTGGTAGGGAAGGCAACTACATTCCCGCCTCTTAGATTGTAAAGGTCCGTTGCCGTTGCTCCTTTGTCCGCGTTCTTTTCTACAAATAAAGTACCGACTTTATGTTCTCTAAGAATCTTCAAAATTTGTGGGTAAAGTTGGAACACAGATACATCCCAAAGAAACCCTTTTACGTGAATATTTTCCCCTACCATCCCCCCGATTGCTAAGGCTACGTGATGGCCTCCGTATGCAGGATCCAATACTCCGAAGGTTCCGTTGCCACTTTCTGGATAGTTCCCATAAATTGGTGCACCAAAAAGTCTTCCTTCGTCTGTTATATGGACTAATTTGTAATTGGCTGCAAAAAGGGAAGGCGTGGATTCCTCTTCTAATTGCCGGACATACTGCGGAGTAAATTTAGGAATGTCGATAGACCCAACTGGCCATACTTCTGGCGCTGGGCATAACTTCCATGCATCGTTTGGATGCCAAGGGGTTCCCCTATATTTGATTTCCCCTCCTGGATTGATTAAGTTTTTGAGCTCGTAAATATTTAGCTTTGTACTTTCCCTTTCTTTTTTGGAAACCCTATCCTCCATAGTAATAATATCATCACAGATAATTTTGTCATAGTGAGACCCGGTTGCGAATGTTTTGAAACCGCCTGCAGAAACTCCAGGCTCTTTTGTGATCTTGGTTTTGGTTGCGAGTGTAAATTCTCCTCGGGCCCAAACAGATGTTCTGACAGATTTTATTCCCCATCCATCGTGGTATAGTTTTCGGATAGGATCGGATTCATAGAATTGCCTGATTGCGAAAACCGTGTCCTCGGCCTCGTCGTATGTTTTCCTGTAATATTTTATTACTGTGTTTGGTTTGAAAAACAACCCCCAAAGAATTCCTAATTGAGTGCAAGTTGTTTTGAACGAACCCCTATGCCCTTGAATGGAGTCACTCCCAGAATACCAAATAGACCGAATCCAATGCTCATGGACTTCTGTATTTACATCGTGAAACCCTAAAAGATAAGCAAGGAAGAGAGGCTCATTTAGTACTTTCTTTTGGAGTTTGTTTAAGTGATCCATTTTTCTTTTTGGCGCTAACTACTTTATCAAATGCTTCTCCTATTTTGTTCCAGTCAAGCTCAATGATATTTGCATCCACTTCAACTTGGACGGTTTGCTTCCCGTACTTATCATCTTTCAACGCGAGGTACGAACGAACGTTTCCTTTCCTTGCTTGGGATATTTGGGCCAAGGTGATCAGATCCTCTTGAGAGAGTTTCTGCATTTTCTTTGTCAGGGGGTTTTGGATCATTTCTTGAACGTCTAGCCACTTATTGACAATTGTGGATCGATTTAGAGTCCCTTTTGGTTTGCCTTTTGGATTCCCCGATTGACCTTTCTTCCATCCAGGAGGTGGGGAACCTTTCCCTATTTTTCGTTGATTTTTCGTTGAATCATCCTCGGTATCCATATTTTCTTTTCTCTCTTTGTAGGTGTATTCACTACTTGTTTTTTTTGTCTAGTCTTGCCTGTGCATCTGTTTTTAGAGCGATCAAGGCTTCGGATTCGTGTTCTGGTTTATAAAACATCTCTCTGACTATACCATTCTTTGGCATATGTTTCAAGTGACCTTTCTTTACTAAGAGCATATAGAATTGGCGAGTTGTGGAATTTAGGGCCGTTTTGACAATTAGGTAGGGGTTCGGGAAAAACTCTGAGATTGGATCCATGGAGAAGAGATTTTGGATTTTACCTCATCATTCCTACAAAGGATACCTTGAGAGGCTTTCTTTTGTGTTTCTTGGCGATTTCCTTTGCTTTGGCATTGAATTGGTCAATCAAAGGCTCGGCTGTCTTTTTGGCCTGTTCGTATGTAAATTCCCCTGAAAGATATTTGATCCGAATTTCTGCTATTTTTTCTCTTAGGTCCATGTAATTTTCTCCCTTTTTTAAATTAAAAAACAGGTTTATTTTTTGTAAACTATTTTTTGCCGATGTATTTAAAATTGTAGGTAACAACTCCCTGTCTTCTTATTGTCTTATTTTCAATACTCCCGCCTGGCTTAAATTGTGATTTTTCGAAATTATCGGAATTCCCATGAAAAACCCATTCATTGTTTTTTTTCATGGATTCGTAAATGGCTCGATTAGAAAATTTTGCCCGGACATCGTACCCCATTCTTTTCATAATTAGGCTAGTTTTGTTTATCAATTCAATTCCTAAACCAAGTCCAGTATATTCCGGGTCAATCACCGTTCTGTTTGAGTGCATCATTTTTTGATTTTCGGGGTTATAGTTTGCGAAACATTGAAACCCAATTTGTTTGTCTTTGTGAAATAGTCCAAACAAGTGAATTGCCCCCCCAGGCAAATTGTCACTTAAATAGTGATACTTGCTAAAATACTTCCATGATTCTCTTGAACATTTTTTGATTTGAAATTCCAATTGTTCTGTTCGTTTTGACCCTTGCCAAAGCAACCTCCTGTCTTCGAAAGTTTGAGCATTCATATCAATTATCCAACAAGGATTTAGCCATTCAATAATATCATAATGAACGCTGATTAAAATTATTTTTTTATCAACTTTTCTTGCATGTTTTTGAATAGAATGACTCATGATTTTTGCCACAGATCTATCCACAACACTTGTAAATTCATCAATACAGACTAAATCCTTTTCTTGCAACCGAATGGCTATTTCTGCTCTTGCCCTTTCCCCATTGGAAAGTATTTTTAATGGTTTAACCCAAGCGGGTACAGAATTCAATCCAATCGATGAAAGTATTTTGACTCGATCTTCGTACGAATATTTTTCTGAAAATTGGTTTATCAAAGGAAGATTTTCGTCGTAATCAGTGAAAAGAGATTCTTTCCCAAATATACTTTCTGCAAAACTCGTTTTTCCTGAACCGCTATTCCCTATGATTAATCCAATATTGAAAGGAGATTCCAAATCAGCATCAATCGAAACTTCGTGTACCAATTTTTTTGATACATCCAAATCAACTGAACCAGACGCTCTTTTTACATAAAAATCTTTTTCATCGATTTTTGTTTCTAATGTTACATGATAATTTCGCATTCAAATTTATCCTTCAATTCTTCGTATGCTTTTTTTAATTCATTTTCTGATTGAAAATTTATTTTTAAAATAAAATAATCTTTGTAAACAGATTTGGATACTTTCTCTTTTTTTTCTTTTGAATTAATTTCTAATTCCATTCCAAAACCACTAAGTTCTATTTGATCCCAATTTGTGACCAATTCTAACAAATCATTTTCGCCAAATGAATTATTGTCTTTGATTGTGTAGGCTCTGAGTTTTTCAATCGGTGTATTTTCTGGGAGGACTTTGCAAGGAGCTTCTGCGTATCCAAGTTCTTTCATTGCTTTGAATCTCATGTTCCCGGCAATAATAATGAATTTTCCTTGGAATGAATATACAATCAATTCGCGAAGGTCCAGCATTTCTGGATCGTCTTGAATAGATTTCACCAATGCAGAAAATCTTTCGTCTCGAATAAGCCGAGGGTTTTTTGGTAAACCCTCGATCTGTCCGCTGTTACTTAATAAAAGGGAAAGTTTAATTGTCTGCGTGTTCATTTTCGAATGGGTTTATTGGTTCCATTGTAGGAATCTCATCGTTTTGGATTTTCAAAGGTTCCGCTAAATTTTGTTCCTTTTTGGATTGTTTTTCTTTTTTGGGAGCTTTTTCTTTTTTAGGCTTCGGCTCCTTTTTGATTTTTTCTTTTGGCTGTTTTACTTTTAAAGTTGGCTCCAATGTTTTTACGTTTTTAAAAGAAGGGTTTTTTTGTTTTGGCTTTCTTTGTTTTTTTGGTGCAGACTTTTTCTTTTTGACTGCTTTCTTTTTTTTAGCAGTTTTTTTCTTTTTGGATTTTGATTTGCGAATTGAATCAAATTCATCTAAAACTTTTTCCCCAAAGTTTAGGTCTTCTTCGGGTTCTGTTTGCCCTTGTTCTTTTTCAAAATTATGTTTTTGAATAGCTTTTAAAGTTTCCTTTCTTATGTATTTCTCTAAAAGTTTGTGGCCATAATCTTTTTGGAATGCAATGAAAAAGTCTTCTGGTTGGTATTCGATTAAAATGAATTTGGTTTTTGTGAGTTTGCTAGATGCATACCAAGAAATAAACTGAATGATTTTCCCGATGCACCACTTAATCCAATCAGGGGTCCAAACCCAAATTAAAATCAATGAAATAAGAATCGCGTTTCCTATTTGGTAAAATGCTTTTGAAACTCCAAAAACAATTGGTTCAATAAATTCGTAAAACTTTTTCATACTTTAATCCTCTTCTTCTTCGGCTGGTTCTGGTTGGCCTTCAAACAATACAGGCTCTTCTGGTTTTGGTTCTCCGATGACTACAGAAGACGAATGCGATTGGAGGGAAGGCAATGTCGGTTTCACTTCCACTTCGTAATGACAAGTTGAACGATCCTCTTCCGGTGTAAAAGTCACTTTGATTGTGAGTGATCTTTTTGCAGTCGGTTTGGTTGCAGGGTTTTCAATTGATTGTTTAATCAATAGTAATGCCGAATCGATTTCGGGTCTTGCTTTTTTGAGTTCAGAATAAAACTCTTCGATTGATTTCATGGTTTCTTTTCTCCCAATGTTTTTTGTTATGCTTTACCCTCGAATGTACTCACCCTCCGAAGAGGGCTTTCCGTGTTTAGTTTCTTGGGAGAAAACACAACAGATTTATTTTATTTATACCGTGGTTTTCTTGGCAATCTTTTTTTTGATCTTTCTAGAAAGTGTTTGTATGTCATCCCACAAAGTTTACAGTTTTCTTGATTTGGGAATGAATGCAGGCAGTTGTCCATTTTTGCAAGCTCTACTATTTTGTCCATCCAGTAAGACATCATTTCCCCTTGTAATAATCTATTGCGATATTTAATAGAGTGAGCTTTGCTTGAAGTTTGTCAATCTTCATGGAAAGAAATTGGATCCAAAAGAAATTGGAAATAAAAATAGAAAACAAAATCAAATTCCAAACAAACTTTGGGTCAATTTCGAATTGAGCTTTCCCTTTTATGTACTTCCATATTTCATATGGCTTGTCTTTGAATATTTTTACAATTTGTTTTTTCATACAATTTCCTCTGTAAATTCTAGAAATAAATGATTTTGGTTTTCCTCTGACTTAATCCATTCATTAAAAGCAGATTTTGAAATTTGGATCGTAACCAACTCTCTATTGTTTTGAATGGCCCATTCGATGAATGCTTTTTCATCTTTGATAGAAAAAACCTTTTTTGTTTTGACTTCATCTTTTTTTAAAACAACTTTTTCTGGTTTGATTTCTACTTGCGGAACAACTACTGATTCAAGATCCAAAATCTTTTCGTTTAATTCAAAGATTTTTTCTACCTTTTCTTCCTCTGGGATTTCTTCTGATTTTACTTCTTCCAACTGTTTTTCTGCATCTGCTTTTTCTTTTGCAATTCGATTCTCTTCCTGTTTTTTAAGTTCGTCCGAAATTCGTTTTGCTTCCTCGTCCGCTTTTCGTTTTGCTTCTCTTTGCTCTTCTAGTTTGGCTTGTTTGTACTTTTCGATTTCTTTGTCTTGTTTTGAAATGAAATCGTTAAATGATTTTTCCCCTTGCTTTTCTCTTGTGAGAAATTTTGCCTTAAAATCGTCGACGGCTTGTTTGAATGGCTTCACTTTATTAAGAAAAGATGTTTTATCTTTTTTAACTTGTTTCACCAAATTTTCTGCCGTCAATAAATCCGTATCAGATTTGATTTCTACGAACGCATACCCGACCTCGTAGGTCAATGCTTGGTTTATTTTTTCTTGGATTTTCTCATTGTTTAATACTTTGAGATTGTTTTGTAAAATTAAGCTCATCGGTTTCTCCCTTTTTAATTCTAACGTTTCATTTTTTAAAGGAATACATTCTATTCCTTGGATAAACAATTTTGGTTGTGAAATTTCTTTTTTATTTTCCGCATTCTCCTTTCTGTTTTTTACGTGAATATGTCTGTCATAATTAAGATGGCATCTTTGGCATAAGGCTACAAGATTTTCTTCTCTGCAATCCTCTGGTGTATGGTTTAAGTGTGCAACAGTAAGAATTACTTTCGACCCTGTGACCGGGTGAGGCTTGTAATTTTCTGCTTCACACCATTCGCATTTTCCTTTTGCCCGGTCAAATCTTATTTTATAAGAAATAGAATCCCAATCTTTTGGGTATCTATTTTTATTTTCTGGTCTTATCGGCATGGAGTTTTAAATCTTTTTTGACCGCTTCTGTAATTTTAAAAAGAATTTTATTTGTGTCTTCTTGAGTGACGTAAGCCTCGATAACACCAAAATTCATTATTTGTCTTAAATTTGGGAACGGGTCTCCGATCGTATCTAAATCTTTTAGAAACAAATTCGTTTCTTGTTTTATTTTTTCTTCGTAAAACTCTTTTTTTACTCCCTGAATATCTTTTTGGATTTTTTCTAATCTCCCGATTAAGTTTTGTATTTGCCCTAACTCCATTTTTAGTTTTCTCCCTTTTGATCTAAAATTTTTAATTCTTTTTTAAAATAAAACAATATATCCGTTGGGTGTAAAGCCCAATCGATTTTAGCATTTGAATTCTTTTCTGTTATTTGAACGATTGCTCTTTTGGATTTTGTAGACTCAAATCCAATTACAATTCCGATACCGTGGATAGATTCAACTTTTTGATTTACTTTCACTAGCAAGCTCCCCTACATCCATTTGGACAACAATTTTTACACTCTGTGATCTCTTCGAATTTCTTACGGCAATCACTCATAGCCATTGCAGATGCTTTCACGTGCGAATAGCCTTCGTCTAAGTATTTAAAGTATTGATTGTCGTAATAAGTTTCAAGGCTCATTTGCATTTACATTTCATAACTGGTTGCGGAGGTGGCACAATATTTGGTTTTGGTTTTGGTGGAGAATTTTTTAGATTCCCTTTGACTGCCCCTTCTGTAATTGGCTTAATCTGTTTTTTTACTTCTTTACTCATCCTTCTCCCTCCACTAGTTCAGATAGGTTGGTTTTGGTGAAATCGGATTGGTAAATTAAAGATGGTGCATTGGACAAGTAAACATATTTCACTCCGTTCGTAGTTTCTGTTTTTAATTTATACTTCTCTATTATCTCATCTAGAAAGGCTCGTTCGTTTTTGGAACAGATAGACTCTCCATGAATAACTTTTGCGTATTCATCTTGAGTAATGCCTGCTATTTCTGGCAACGTCAAGCCACCGCAATATGGATTATTTAAGGCAAGTTTCTCTATTGCTCTTAGTATTTTTTGTGGTATTGTTTCCATCTTCTCTCATTTCCCTTTAATTACTTTTTGTAGGTCGGCGATATAATGCACCTGGAACATTACTGGACTTTCGCTTTCTTTGCGTGCGATGGCTTGACCAGATAAATCATCAACGATAATAAACCTCTCCACCTCATCCAAAAACTTCCTTTGTTCTACTCCGCAAGTAGGACGGGAGGCGAGGAATTCCAAAAGTTTATTTAGCCAAGTTCCTTTTTCATCTTCCACTTCCCGAATCAAGGCATGAATCATAAACGCCGGCGTATCTTCTTCTTTTGCAAATTGCTGTATTAGTTTATTAAGTTGGTTCATTTGATTCTACTCTCCAAAGAACATTTATGGCATTTCACAGGCCCGTAATAAATCATAGTTGGCTCTTTACAGGTTGGGCAAACGTAAACCTTTACCCCAAACCGGTTCGTAAAAGTATTTATTTGTTTTTTGAATTTACCGAAGCTCATACAATCCTCATCCAATGACCGTCTTCAACTCTCACGCCACCAGGTGATACGATAATTCCATATGGCGTAATCTTATCTAACTCGCTAAAAAATCTATGCCCAAGTTTCTCATTGATCCATAACACCTCCACCCCAAACGGCGGTATCCACTCACTTAATGGAATCCGTTTATCGAATGGAATCCCGTCTAGGCTGTCAAGGATGCGGTAGGTTTTGTGGGGGTAGGTTGGCGAATCAAACATATCTAGGAATCTTTCATTCACAACGCCCCCAATTCTTGGCGTATTATTAACCTCGTCATTTGTCCCGCTTGTTACTGCTTGGTGGTTATTCATGGGTTTATACTCCTTACCTGTCTGTTGTGCTACATATTCAAGGAATTCAGTGGGGGATTCGGTGATGTCGAGGCCTTCAAGACATTCCGCATTTATCTTGCAAAGATTAAATCCTTCTGTATCATATAAGATATATGTCCATTGTTTCTCACTCCAGATGTCTGAATCGCCAGAGAATTGTTCTATTGTTTTTTTATCCTCCTCACTCAATCGACTGACTTCTATCGCCATACCTTTGATTGGTTCCACCTTTTCCCCGATGTCAGGAATATGGTCAGTGGTTGTTTCCTTTTTGGAAATATCCACTTCAAACGTCGGCTTAGGTAGTCCTAGGATCTCCGCCACACGTTCACAGAATTCAGTTCCTGTAGGGATGTGGGTGTATGATTCGTCGTAACTAGTTAAAAAAGTATTATCGGAGACGCAAAATGCTATAAAACTGACTTCAGATATATCGTGCCTAAGACTAAATCTAACTCGGTTTATCCACCAAACCGCCCCGCACCCATCCAACCATTCTGCATGGTGGGGTAGTATGTTCTCTCGTTCTGTGTAAATTGATTGGTTCATAGTTCCACCTTGTCAATCTGGACCGAATGATATTTCAATTCGATCATATCTTTTTTTAACCTTTGGACCACTCGAAATAAAATATCCGAATCCGTTTCATTTAAGCTGGCATTGATTGATTCTTTTCTAATGACTTGACCATCCCGAATAAAATTTACATTGCAAAAATGATAATTCATACAAGATTTTCCTTTTTCATTTGTCTTCTCGCTTTGAGAACATCCATAAAAGAATACCCAAGCTCAAATGCCTTTGCGGATGCATCTTTGAATTTTTGTTTTTGGAAATTGATTCGTTGAACTTGCGGAAGTCCGTCCATATAGCCGAATAAATAATAAGCCAAATCTTTCATTTTTGTTTTCTCCCTTGATTAATTTATGCAAATGT